TTTAACAAACAATATAAATTACATAAATTGATTTGGTTATATTTTTATGGATATTTACCAAAATATATTGATCATATTAATGGTGTAACTTATGACAATAGAATTGAAAATTTAAGAGAAGCAAATCATTCTGAAAATATGATGAATACAAAAATGAGAATAACAAATAAAACAGGAATTAAAGGAGTTAATTGGCACAAAGCATCAAATAAATGGACAGTTCAATTAATGGTTAATCAAAAAAAGAAATATTTTGGCATTTATGATGATATTGAACTAGCAGAATTGGTAGCTATTGAAGCTAGAAATAAATATCATGGCGAATTTGCTAGACATAACTAAGGAAAATTATGACAAATCATCCATTTCCAATTTTATTGCATTTAATTAAACAATATGAGATTGCTTGTAAAGAACTTGATTCTGTACGAGCTTATGAAATTGCCGTTGATATTAGTGATATAGCACTAAAATTAGAACAATTTGCACAAAATTTGACAAATAACCATGACTAAATCAGAAAAGGAGCATTATGGCAAAGTTGCACGACTGGGATGTATATTGTGTAAATCCATACTTGGCTACGATGATACACCATGCGAAATCCATCATATCAGACGGCTGGGAGGTAAAAGAAAACTCGCACCAGTTATTGGATTATGCCCAGAACACCATCGAGGAAATACTGGTATTCACGGACTTGGCAGAAAAGGATTTGAAGCTCGCTACGGAATTGACGAGCAAGCCTTACTTGAACTCACCTTGGAAATGATATGCTAACTTTCCCATGGCCTGGTAAAGAATTAAATCCTAATTCGACTTGTCATTTTCATGTAAAAGCCAAAAAACGTGCAATTTACAAGAACGAATGTTACTGGCTAACTAAGATGGCAAACATACCTAAATCTGATTACAAAGAAATGCACATCATCTTTTATAAGCCTAATCGCAGACACATGGACTTAGACAATATGCTTGCAAGTATGAAGTCTGGGTTAGATGGAATGTGTAATGCTCTCGAGATGGATGACAGGTGTTTTAAAAAAATAACGATAGAAATAAGCGAAAATATAGGTGGAATGGTAAAAATTATGCTATATTAAGCATATCGTGACGATTATTTGGGATAATCTATGGAACAAAAAATGGCTTTATTTTTAGCTACATTACTTCATAGTGGCACGAATACTCATTTCCAACATTGGGCAACAACTTCTTATGCTCAACACAAAACACTCGGAAAGTTCTACGAAAACATCACTGAACTGACTGATCAGTTAGCCGAAGCATATTTTGGTTGTTATGGTCAAATCAAGACATTTCCTGATAACTATCATTTGCCAAAAGGCACACCACTCAGTTATTTAGAATCATTACAGCGTTTTGTTAAAGACGCTAGAGGTGATTTACCTGACGAATCTGAGATTGTGCAACTTATTGACAATATAGCTCAGGAAATCGACACAACCATATATTTATTGAAGTTTAAAGGATAAATTATGCCATTAGTTAAATCATCCAGTCAGAAAGCCGTAGGCGAGAACATTAAGCGTGAAGAAGAAGCTGGCAAACCTAAAAAACAGGCGATAGCGATTGCGTTATCTGTTCAGCGTAAAGAAGCATCAGGAAAGCGTAAAAAGACGTTAGAAGATGCTTATGCTCGTCATGTAGAAGAAAATGCCTAGCAATCGTAAAGACCAAATTCGTGCAGCGATGGATAAGCACGATAAGCCAATACCTAAGACTACAACAGGTAAAGGTAAGAATTATCTTCCTACCGAACAAGGTGCTGGCATGACTGCTAAAGGTAGAGCTGAATACAATCGTAAGAACAATGCTAATTTACAAGCACCACAGGCATCAGGATCAAGGCACGATAGTTTCTGTGCAAGAATGAAAGGTGTAGTCGCTAACGCAAAAGGCGATGCACCACGAGCAAAAGCAAGTTTAAGGAGATGGCATTGTGGCTAAAAACGGACTATACGCAAATATTCATAAAAAACAAGCCAGGATAGCTGCTGGCTCTGGCGAAAAGATGAACAAAGTAGGTAGCAAGAACGCACCTACGGCTAAAGACTTCAAAGAATCTGCTAAGACTGCAAAGAAACCCATACGCAAGCATATCGAAGATGCTATGAAAGGTTACTAATGAAACACATGAACAGAAAATATAAGAAAGAAGATGCTCTATTGCGTGAGCATAAAGAATCTACATTAGAAAAGAACCAAGCTAAACGTGTATCTAGACGGATACAGTTAGAGAAACAATTTTCTATGATGAAAAAAGATAGTTTCTAGTAGTATAAAAACAACAGTTGTATTACAATTAAATTATCTTAACTAACCACTTAGAGAAAGATATGCAAATAAAAGAAATAGAAGTATCTAAACTGATACCGTATATAAACAATTCTCGCACACATAGCGACAATCAAATTACTCAATTAGCATCATCAATTAAAGAGTTTGGATTTAGAAATCCTATCCTTGTTGATGGACTTGGAATCATAGCTGGTCATGGCAGATTAATGGCTGCTAAAAAATTAGGAATTGATAAAGTCCCAACGATTGATTGTTCCGACATGACAGAAACTCAAAAGAAAGCATATATTATTGCTGACAATAAATTAGCTTTAAATGCTGGGTGGGATACATCAATGTTATCTATTGAATTAGAAGCATTACAGGAAACAGACTTTGATTTATCTTTACTTGGATTTGATAATAAAGAATTAAATGAGTTGCTAGAACCTGAAATTGTAGAAGGTTTGACGGATGAAGATGCCGTTCCTGAAGCCCCTATTGAGCCTAAAACAAAATTGGGGGATATATATCAGCTTGGCAATCATCGTTTAATGTGTGGCGATTCAACGTCAATTGATGCGGTTGAAAAGCTGATGAATGGCGATAAAGCATCATTAATTGTTACAGATCCTCCCTGGAATGTTGCTTATGGGACAAATTTAGCAAATAATGCACAAGGATATAAAGCTCGCGAGATTATGAATGATAATTTTGCCTCAGATAAAGAATGGGAAGATTTTTTAAATGGAACTTTTAGCTGCATTAATTTAGTTACTTTACCAGGATGTCCAATTTATTGTGTTATGGGGCCTTCTGAATGGCCTGCGGTTGATAAAGCATTAAGAACAAATGGTTTTCATTGGTCATCAACAATTATATGGGCAAAAGACACTTTAGTTTTATCTAGAAAAGATTATCATACACAGTATGAACCTATTTGGTATGGTTGGAAATCAGATGCTGCACGAATATGGACAGTTCAAGACAGAAAGCAATCAGACTTATGGAAATGTGATAGACCAAAGCGTTCAGACTTACACCCTACAACAAAACCTGTTGAATTAATTGAAAGAGCAGTTTTAAACTCATCAAATCAAAATGTTGTAATTTTTGAACCATTTGGAGGATCAGGATCAACATTAATTGCATGTGAAAAAACAGGTAGAAAAGCACGTTTAATGGAACTTGATCCTAAGTATTGTGACGTTATTGTGAAGCGTTGGGAAGAGTTTACAGGCAAACAAGCTATATTACTTTCGGAGTTATAAAATGGCTCAAGGTAAAAAACATGAACCTACCCAGCAAGATAGAGATTCTGCTAGAAGATTATCTGCTTTAGGTGTTCCTTATGAAGACATAGCTTTAAGGCTTAAAATATCATCCGATACTTTAGTAAAGTATTACCAAGATGAATTAGATGAAGGCAGAATAGACGCTAATTCAGCTATTGCAGGTACTTTGTTTCAACAGGCTAAAAAAGGCAATACTGCTGCTGCTATATTTTGGTTAAAAACTAGGGCTAAATGGAAAGAAACTCAAGTTAATGAACATTCAGGCGATGTTCGATATGAGATTGCATGGCAAAAGTCGTAAAAATTGAATTAGATTATGCTCCAAGAAAAGTGTTTATGGATTTCCATGAACGTAAGGATAGATGGGCAGTTATAGTTGCACACAGACGTTGTGGCAAGACTGTGGCTGTACTGAACGACACAATTTATCGAGCATTGACTGAAGGTAAGGAGAACGCACAATA